TGATTTGGGCTACAAAAGCCCCCTCGACATGTTGAGAAGGAATATTGGGGATGATGCCAATATTAACCCCAAATCCATTTGTTTCATATGTTGCCATGGGCAAAGCAGCGAAAAATCCACCTCCATTATGCATTTGTGGGTAGCCATCCATCACTCCTACAGAAGCACCCACTTTGATAGACCCAATTTTTAATGGTTGATAGTTTAGTGCAGCGTAGCGAGTGCGGAGACTCAGGCTATTTTTATGGTAGCCTGCCATTATACTTATATCTTCGTGAAATCTATACTCAACACCAAGCCCTAGGTTGGTTTCATTCCTGCCATTGTCCTTGAAATGCTTACTAAATCCTCCAGTGTTAAGCCAAATACTATCTTCAGCTTTGGATGGAGTAGATACCATTATTACAGCAGACAGCACACCAAACGCAAGGGTTTTTGAGAGGGTTGGCATAACTACTCCTTAGTTGCTTTGGTAATTGCGTTCGTACAAAGCTTTTTGATGTACACCGAGCTAAACGGACGGTCGCATTCGGCTTTAATAGCTTCAAGAGCACAGATCAAATCCGCATTGATCTGTCTAATCTGCTGTATTTCGTTGTTTTGCTGTGCCATAAGTTGAAGCATCCCATTAATATTGTAGTCTGAAGTTGACATATTACAAATCCCATTCTCTTTTTGCATACCAAATTGAATCTCGAATTTGTTTTTCATTAGCTTCACTCAAATCCCAAACAAAATCACAAAGAAATTGATATAGCAAGTCGTTGTCTTCTGCCAAGGCGATGGCTTTAATCAATTCATCAATAGCATCTGGGCCCATAATAGTCTCACTTAGGTTGTTGATATTGGGCCTCATCATCTGATGCCCGGTCACGTGCCTTTTGTGTCATCTTGATTTTCATTTTGATTCCTCCAAATCTCGGCCTCTACACAAGATTCAAAAACCGATTCAAAAACCCAGTAGCCACCTTGCACAATGATGTAGTAACCCATCCAAGGAAATGTGGCCTCCAATAAGTCTGGTATATAACAAGAGGCTTCCTGAATATCCTCATCGGATACAAATTCTTTACGCATAGCATTCCCCTTAGAAACACAGAGAAAGAAGAAGCAACCCAATACAAATAACACCAATGATGTCGTCAGTCATGATTATCCAAAGAACTGCTGGCAGTAGGTAAGCAGGGTGGCCTGTTCGATGTGACCGTGCAGCTCGCCGGACTCATCGCCCCAGTACTCTATCCAGGCCCTCACCGGCTCACCATCACACAGCTCACCACGGATTTCGACATGAGGACCACCGGTGCACAGCACGATGCGGAACTCCTCATCATCGTGGTTGTTGACATAGGTGACACCCAACATGCGCCACCCGCTGCGCACCTCGACGCTCAGGGCGGCGACCTGGATGCGTTGAATGGCTTCATCTTTGTCCGAGCAATCACCGGCATCGGCTTCCAGCTCTTCGAGTTCCTCGGCCTCATCCGGGTCAGCCAGGCCGGTGTAGATGTGGGTGATCCAGTAATGCAGACCTGCCACGGTTTTCCCGTACCCAGCGCTGTCCTCTCCAACCATCGAGCCCACTAGGTCGGCTACTTCGAGAAGAGATTGCTCATCGTTGCTCGGCGAGTCGCCAGTGGCGACCCGAGCGTCAGCATGGTACCGCATGTGGTCCTTGATGTAGCTGCGCGCCTCATCACATGTATTGAACGCTACAGCATGCTCATCATCACCAGTCCCGGGTATATGCCAGCCGGCAACCCAGTGCCCGGCCTTTGCTTGCTCCTTCAATTCATCAAGCCTGTCGTAATCAACCTTAAGCGCAGCAACCATCGAAATGATGCTGTTGGCTTGGGCAATGGCTTGACCGCGGGCGGTGTCTTCTTTGATGTTGGTCATGATGTACTTTCAGAGGGTGTTTAATAGATAGCCTAGAGCCAGGCGAAAGCTACAGCCAGAGTTCACCAACAAAGCTAACACAAAACGTGTCAATAATGACAATGTGAATGCTTTTGGTGTGAGTAAATTCCCAAAACTCAATTTTACTTGCTAGGGTAGACATACAAGCCTCACTTTCAAGCCAAGAAGCTTTGCCTTCTCTTCGGCGAGCTGTTTGTTACGAAACACAAGCCCTTTAACAGGGCGCTCAAAGGCATCAAACAAAACATAACGTTGCATAATGTTCTCCTATCAAAGTAGGCCAGGAGGGATTTGAACCCACTGTCTGCCGGTTATGAGCCGGGTGCTTATACCAGGTTTAAGCTTCTGGCCCAAAGGGCTGGTGCATGTTGAGAGACTCGAACTCTCACGCCGAAGCGGCTGGGCTTAAACCAGCTGTGTCTACCAATTCCACCAAACATGCACGAAGAACAGGGAAGGGCGGGCAGCATGTCGCCCGCTTGTCTTTTGCCGCGATTTTACGTGCTCGGTACTCGGGGAGGACCCCTAGACACACACGAGGGCCTAATGAGCCCTGGGCTACATAAGAGAGCCACCCTGTTACTAGAGCCTATGGACGTAGCCGCAGCACCGTCCCACTGTTCTCTAGCCTTCCCACACCTAAACTTTATCGGATGTCTGCCTGTGTTGTCAACCTAGGGCTTTCCCTACACACACAGGACCACCACGTTCCCAGACATGCATATGCCGTGCCAGCTGCTCAGCACGGCTTCTTCCATAGGAGAGGCGTGTACTTGTTACACCACTCCTTACAGAAAATGGTACAACTCATGTGACGCAAATGGTCACTTAGTGACAAAATATGTCACCTCTTAAACACCCTGCCGAATGACTAATGAGTCATTAAATGTAGGGGTAGATAGGGATAGGTGCTTGTATTTGAGAATGGTTCTCATTAACATTTACCCCCCAAAGGGGGATATAATATTTCTTATATTTGTTGCTAAAACACTATATTTATCGTTATTTGTGTATAAAATAGTATATTTTAGCCCTTCTTTGTGGAAAAAATACTATTTTGGAAGGAGGGGGGTGGGGGAAAATCTGTAGGGAGGAAAGTTTGTGGGAGGAAGCTTGCTAAATTTTTTATATTTTTTCTAAAAAGCTTCAGGCGGCTTTAAACGGCCTACAAGCGATTTAATAGGTTATAAGCTACCCTGGTACCATCCACCCTGTTTTAAGAGCTTCTAGGGGTGTTTAAATCAATTTAAAGAGCATTCCAATGTGCCTCCCTCCAGTCGGCACCACTCCGTGGCACCTACCGGTGCTTAACACAGAGATGTTAGTAGAAGCTTACATAACATAAAGCTCTTTAAACGCCTTTAGAGGCGATAAAACACCTTCACAGATGTCTGGGTAGCTTCTCTGGTGTGTTGTGGCCTTCTAGGCCCCTTAAAACGTGTTTAAACACCATTGAGGAGATGTTGTGCCTCACGGCATGCTAGCTTTCTCTTCTTTCCCATGTGCTGTGCTCGTCCTGCCTCCCTTCCGTCGCTTCGCTAGGTCGGCATGTCTCTCACGCATGTGTGTAATATATGTCTTTTCTATTCATTACATTCATAGAAAAGAAGAATAAAGAATATATAAAAGAATAATAATATAAATATATATAATACTATATGTTCTTAAAAATGATAACATAAACCTCTGTGTTAAGAAACATCCGTGTTCCAGAGCTAAAACGCTCTACAACCCGCATGTTTCCTAGAGCTATGGTGTCAACTAGGTACTTTCCCTACATCTGTGTGTTACACAAACATCTGTGTCTTAACATAGGTGTTTTCCCTAAATATGTTGACGTACTAGTTGTGTTTAATGTATAATAATAGGTAAGAAAAATTGTTCAAAGGAATATCTGTGCTATCTGACAACCCTGTGCTAAAACAGCGCCGACCCAATCGACGGCGAGTATCCACTGACATTGCTGGCAAGCGTTGGAGCGACAGCCAGAAAATTGAAGCCGTCACCACCTACTTGATGTTGGGAAACATCACCCGCACTGCTGAGGTATTAAACATTCCTCGTCCCACCATTTGCTCTTGGCGAGAAACTCAGTGGTGGAAAGACCTGGAAAAGGAGCTGAAGGCGGAAGAAACCATCGTGCTCGACCAGCACATGAAGAAGTTGGTGAACAAAAGCCTAAACATCATTGAAGACCGTCTTGAGAAAGGTGATTGGGACTACGACCGAAAGACAGGCAAACTATCCCGTAAACCTGTCACCATCAAAGATGCTCTGGCCGTACAAACCTCTCTGCAAAACCAACGCCAAGACCTGAAAACAGTAGAAAACTACGTTGTTGCTCAGGAGGGTATTAATGACAAGCTGGCGAAGCTTGCAAAGAGTTTTGAGGAGTTTGCTAACAAACCTGTAGTGGAAGTGACGGATGTCATCGTTGGCACTGTCGTGGAAGAAAATAAGGAAGAATAGTGCCCTACCAAAAAGATGGAAAACGCAATTATAAAAAAGAATATGAGGAGTATGCCTCCCGCCCCGAACAACGCAAAAACAGGAGTCTCCGCACCATTGCCCGCAATGCAGCTAACGCTGATGGGCGAACAAGCAAAGGCGACGGTAAGGACCTTGATCACATCAAACCCCTCTCTAAGGGAGGCTCAAATAGCAAAAACAACACCAGGGTTGTTAGTGCTTCTAGCAATAGGAGCTTTTCTCGTAACAGTGATGGGAGCCTAAAATCCCAACGTAGTAAAAAGGGAACATAAGCATGAATCCTCTATTTGCGCTTATAGCGGGTCTAGGTGACACTTTTATCAAGAGGATGTGGCCAGACCCAGCTGAACAGGCAAAAGCTCAATTAGAGCTGTTTAAACTTCAACAAGAAGGTGCCTTTAAAGAAACAGAACTCCAGTTATCAGCCATTGTCGCCGAAGCTCAAAGTACTGATCCATGGACAAGTCGAGCCAGACCCAGCTTTCTTTATGTCATTTATGTAATGATTCTTGCTGGTATTCCTATTGGTATCTTATCTGTGTTTTATCCTTTAGCAGCAACACAAATTGCTACAGGCATGCAAGCATGGCTTTCTGCTATTCCTGAATCACTCTACACATTGTTTGGTGTTGGTTACTTAGGTTATTCTGGCTCTAGAATGTGGGAGAAGGTAAAAGGGGTCTCTAAGTAATATGCTTAACGTAGATGTTATGCAGGGCTTTGTCCGCACGGTGCTTGCATCAGGATTTGAAGGAGCTACGGAAAGCCCAGACTTCCATAGAGAGTTATGGGAACTTTGTTGTAGTGATCATCCGTTAGTAGCAATAGCTGCTCCGCGCAATCACGCAAAAACTACGGCAGTAACCCTATCTTATGGTTTGGCCTCGCTTCTTTTTAGAGAATGTAGATATTTACTTATTATTTCTGCAACCATAGATCAAGCAAATGGAATGATTGCTTCTATAAGAAGCCAGCTCCAAAATAATACAAACATTGCCGAGTTATTTGGTTTAGTAAGAGATGACAAAGGTGAGGTGAAGTTTGAAAAAGATACAGAAGACGGTCTTATTGTAAGATTTGACGATGGCCATTTATTTAAAGTTGTTGCACGGGGTGCTGAGCAAAAGATTCGAGGTTTAAATTGGGAGGGTACTCGTCCTGACCTTATTATTTGTGACGACCTTGAGGAAGACGAAGCGGTATTAAATAAAGAGCGGAGAGAAAAACTAAAAAACTGGTTTAACAAAGCTGTGTTCCCCATGCGTTCCAGCAAAGGCAAGATAAGAATGGTGGGTACTATTCTGCATATGGACAGTCTCTTAGAGCGCCGTATGCCTAAGCCATCTAACAGAGACACCGTTGTTGAGCCACTGAAAATGTGGAGCAGAAAAAACATTGGGGGTTGGAAAAGTGTTAAATATAGGGCACACAGTGATGATTTTAAGCACATTCTCTGGCCCACGCGGTGGCCTGAGCAGAAACTAAAAGAGCATTATGAAACACTAGCTGCTGATGGTAATTCAGACGCCTATAGTCAAGAGATGCTTAATATTCCTTTGGATGAGGCTAACAGTCTTTTCAAGAGGAATAACTTCCTTCCTATTACGGAAGAAATGCGAAAGCTCAACCTAAACTATTACATAACGGTTGACTTGGCAGTTGATGAGCACGCTAAAGCAGACTACACAGTGTTTCTAATTGCTGGGGTTGACGAATATAAACGTCTGCATATAAAGAACGTTATTCGAGAGCGCCTAGATCCACGGGAAATTGTGGACACACTTATTAGCTTACAGCGCGCTTACGATCCCATTGTGGTGGGTATTGAAGAAATGCAGGTGTCGAAAGCTATAGGCCCCTTCCTACAAGAAGAAATGCTTAACACCAGTGTGTTTCTAAATTTATACCCACTAAAGCATGGTGGTAAAGACAAGGTGATGCGGACAAGTTCTATACGAGCCCGCATGATGTGCCAAAGTGTTTATTTTGAAAAAGAAGCTGATTGGTATCCCATATTTGAAGAAGAATGTTTACGGTTTCCTCGTGATGTACACGATGACCAGGTAGACACCTTTGCATATCTTGGGATGTTACTAAACAAACTTGTGGAGGCTAACACCCCAGAAGAAGATGAGGATGAGGAATGGCAGGATGAACTACGAACAGCCGGACATGCCGGAAGATCCAAACGAGATGGTCGAAGCGCCATCACTGGGTATTGAAGAGCCAGAAGAAGAAAACATTGAACGTCAATTGTATGCTACCAATTTAGCAGATGGTCTCGACGAAGACAAGCTCACAGAAATTGGTAGGGAATGTTTAGAGGGTTTTGAGGCTGATTTAACAAGCCGTGAGGGTTGGGAACAAGATCTAGAAGAATATACCAAGCTAGCTATGCAGATTCGGGAAGACAAAAGTTTTCCTTGGCAAGGCTGTAGCAACGTTAAATATCCTCTCCTCTCTACAGCAGCCATGCAGTTTGCTGCTCGGGCCTATCCCTCTTTAGTACCATCCAATGGTAAACTTGTAAAAGCTTCTGTGGTAGGTAAAGACAAAGATGGTGCTAAACGCCGTAAAGGCGACCGTGTTGCTACTTATATGTCCTACCAAATCCTAAAGGAAATGGACAACTGGGAAGAAGACATGGACAAGCTTCTTATCATGTTACCTATCAATGGTAGTTTGTTTAAGAAGACATATTTTGATCACAACAAAGAAAAGACAGCTAGTCGTCTAATTCTTTCTAAGAACTTGGTTGTTGACAATTGGGCGACATGTCTTGAGGAAGCTGAACGGGTTAGTGAAATATTCACCTTAACTCCCCGCCAGTTTAAAGAAAGGCAGCTCCAAGGAATTTATCTAGACATTGATATTGGTCCACAGAATGTCCAGGAAGATGACAAAAATCACCCTCGTGTTGACAATGCCACTCCCTACACTTTTGTAGAGCAGCATACATTCATCGATTTGGACGATGATGGATATTCTGAGCCCTACATTGTCACTTTCCAACGTAACACCGGCAAGGTGTTACGCATTGCTCCTAGGTTTGAAGCTGATGGTGTAGTAGAAAACAAAGAAGGCAAGATAGTAAAAATAGATCCAATTCATTATTACACCAAGTTTGACTTTGTGCCAAACCCAGACGGTAGTTTCTATGGTCTTGGTTTTGGTGCTCTTCTTGGTCCTCTGAATGAGAGTATTAACACACTTATTAATCAGCTTATTGATTCCGGTACAGTGAACACCTTGTCTGGTGGGTTTATTGGTAAGGGTTTGCGAATTAAGAGTGGTGACTACAGCTTCAGACCTAACGAATGGAAACCTGTCAACGCTACTGGCGACGACCTACGAAAGCAAATTGTACCTCTACCCACCAAAGAACCAAGCCCCGTGTTGTTTCAGCTTATGCAGGCATTGGTTACTTCTGGTAAGGAACTGGCGTCAGTTGCTGAGATATTTGTAGGGAAAAGCCCCGGCCAAAACACCCCTGCTACAACCACAATGGCTACCATTGAGCAGGGTATGAAGGTGTTCACAGCAGTGTACAAACGCATCTATCGTTCGTTGGCTAGTGAATTTAAGAAGATTTACGCTCTTAACGAAACTTATTTAAATCCTAATACCTATGTAGAAGTATTGGATGAAGCAATTGGTCCTGATGACTTCTCTGATGAGGGGTATGACATTTGTCCTGGTGCCGATCCAAATGCAATGTCAGAAACTGAGAAGTTGATGAAAGCACAGGGGTTGATGGAATTGATGCCTACGGGTATTCTAGATCCAGTAAAAGTTGTACGACGTATTCTTGAAGCTCAAGAACAACCCAATTATGAAGACCTAATTATTTCTGCTATTAAAGAAACAGGGCAGATGCCTCCATCTCCTCCCGATCCCAAGATGCTTGAAATGCAGATGAAAGGTCAGTTGGAACAGCAGAAAATGGCAATGAAAGCTGAAGAGCAACAGAACAAAATGAAACTTGACACTGTTTCTACAGCAGCCAAAATTGCAATGGAGGGTATGTCAAAAGCCCAGGACATGCAGGTTAAAGCTGTACTTGCTAACATTCAAGCAGGTGAAGCAGAACATAAACAGAAAATATTTTCAGCGGGCGCTCAAGCTGATCATATCCAAAAGTTGGTACACAACCAACAATCCCATGAGCAACAGATGCATCTTTCTAAGGAGAAAGCAAAATTATCAGCAAACAAGAATTCCAAGCCTGGAAATCCCAAGAAGTAACACAAGCATTTCTTGATGTGATCAAAGAGAGTTTGTTAATGCACAAGGAGGCCCTGTGTGGTGCTCCTCTTGATGAAGTACAGAGCTTACAAGGATACATCAAAGCGATGTCAAATGTTTTAGATATTAATGTTTCAGAGGAGTCTGAATGAGTATTAAGCCTACAGGTCATCATGTTTTAGTAAAGCCTCAAAAAGTAGAAGAGGTTGACGAAGTAATTAAAGCAGCAAAACAATTTGGTATTGTTCTCACTGAGGACACAACCAAGAAAAAACAAATTGGTGTCTCCACTGGTGTTGTTGTAGCTATCGGCCCAACTGCCTATAAGGAATATGCTGATGGTATTCCCTGGGTTAAGGAGGGTGATTTAGTCGCTTATGTTCGTCATGGTGGTATGTACATTGACGATCCGGAAGATGATGAAGTTTATCTCCTGTTGAATGATGGTGACATTGCTGCTGTTTTGACTACTAAGAAAGAATAATAATGACTCTAGAGAATAATACTCCTGAAGAAGGACAAGAAAATACTCCTACAGAAAAGCAATACTCTGCCGTAGAGCTGAAGGCTATGGAGATGGGCTGGCGCCCGTTAGAAGAATTTGATGGTGATGAAGCTGACTTTGTTGATGCTAAAGAGTTTGTAGGCCGCGCACCTTTGTTTGAGAAGATTGCAGAGCTTAAGCAATCAAACAAGGCTACAAACCAAGCATTGGAAGCGCTTAAAGAACACCATATTAAAATTGCTGAAGTTGCTTACAACAAAGCAATGAAAGAACTCAAAGCACAACAAAAGACAGCTATCCGAGAGGGAGATGCGGACGCTTTTGATGCTATTGAAGAGAAGAAGGCCGCTGCTGAAGCGGAGAAGCAAGAGCTGCTAGAAGCTGCTGAAAAGATTAAACTGGAGCAGCCTCAAATACACCCTGAGTTACAAAGCTGGATCAATCGCAACCCCTGGTATACCAATCAAACACACATGCGTGTGTTTGCAGACCAGATGGGCCAGCGCCTTGGTGCTGAAGTTCGTGCAGGTAGTCTGACACAGCAAGAAGCACTTAAGAAGATTGAAGCCGCTGTTAAGGAAGAGTTTCCTCATAAGTTCCGCAATCCCAACCGTGACAAGCCTGGCTCAGTAGAGAGCACAGGTAAAACCACTCCTAAAGGAGGTACATCTGTCTTCAAGATGACTCCTGAACAAGAGAAGGTGTGGCGTTCATTGGAGCGTACCAAGGTTATGACCAGGGAACAATATATTGCTGAACTAAAGTCTATGGAGAAAGAATAATGTCTAATGACCGCCAACTAAATGTAAAGCAGGCCCCCCAACGTCCCAAGCGGACAAATCTGGCAGGCCGCAATCGTCTGTCAATTACCAACCAAGATCCCAACTATGTCTACCGCATTGCTGCTGTAGATAGTGAGGCCCGAATTACACGGGTGGAGGATCTTAAAGCAATGGGTTGGGAAGTTGTTCCTGGTGTTGATATTGGTGAGCAACGTGCTGACATTGGTAAAGGTATTGGACGTACCGGTGTTATTTCTGTAGGTGGTGGTGCTACTGGTGTACCTATGCGTATTCCTCGTGATTGGTATGATGAATACCAAAAGGAAAAGCAGGGATTGGTGGATCAATCCGCTGAAGAAATTCGTAAAAATCTCGAACCTAATAAATAAGGTTCTTATGAAGGAAATTTAAATGGCAAGTGTACTCGCAGGTTTCAAGCCTGTAAAGCATATTAACGGTAGTCCCTTTAACGGGCAGCTCAACCGTTATATTGTCCCAGCGTCTGAAGCGCTGGTTATTAACGTGGGTGACGTGGTTAAGCTGAGCGATGGTAACTCTGACGCTCCTTATCCTGCGTGTGAGCGTTCTACGTCTACCACTACTGGCCCCATTCTTGGTGTTGTGGTTGGTTTTGAAGTTGACACAAGCAATCTCAATCTACCTAACATCCGTCAAACTCTTACCCGCCGGGTTGCTCTTGTTGCAGACGACCCTACTATTATTTTTGCAGCACCTCAAGACGCTGTTGGCGGTGTTATTAGTGTCAACTCTATTGGTCTAAACGTGGCTATGGCGCCAGGTGCTGATGGTGTTGCTACATCTCCTGGTGCTTCAATTATGACTATTGACAGCTCCACTGTGGCCGCTACCAGCACTCTGCCTTGGAAAGTTGTTGGTATTGTTGATTCTCCTGATAACGACCCTACTTCCACTTCCCGCCCTGCGGAGGTGCTGGTGCTGTGTAACGCACACCAATATCATTCGTTTATTTCTGGAGTTTAATACATGAGTACAATTAATACTAGCAGCTTTGCAAAAGCACTCTGGCCTGGTATCCGCAAGTGGTGGGGTACTGCTTATGAAGCATGGCCTACCGAATACACCCAAATCTTTGACAAATTCAGCTCTGATAAGGCTTTTGAAGAAGAAATGGGTTTCTCTGGTTTTGGTCTGTTTCAGATCAAGCCTGAAGGTGCTGCTATTTCTTATGACAGCGCCCGCCAAGGCTTCCGTGCTGTCTATCGTCATGACACCTACACCCTGGGTTTTATCATCACCAAGGAAATGATCGAAGATGACCAATATGCTGTGATTGGTCAGAAACGCGCTTCAGCCCTTGCTGAGTCTATGCGTGAAACCCGTGAAGTGGTTCATGCAAACATTCTCAACCGTGGTTTTAACAGCTCCTATGTGGGTGCAGACGGTAAGGAGTTGTTCAGCACTTCTCACCCCCTGTTTGCTGGTGGTAGCTGGAGCAACACTCTAGCTGTCGCTGCTGACCTGTCAGAAGCTGCTCTTGAGCAAGCCGCCATTGACATCTCTGGTTTCACTGATGACCGTGGCAACAAAAAGCGTTTCATGGCTAAAAAGCTCATCGTTCCCAAGGAACTGATGTTTGAAGCCCAACGTATTCTGAAGACTGACGGTCGTGTTGGCACTGCTAACAACGATCTGAACGCTCTGAAAACCCTGGGTATCATCCCTGAAATGGTGGTCAATCACTATCTGACTGATGCTGATGCCTGGTTTATCAAGACCAACGCACCAGACGGGCTGAAGACGTTTGACCGCGTGGCGGACAGTTTTGACGACACCACTGACTTCGATACTACCAACCTGAAGTATATGGGTCGGATGCGTTTCGTTGCTGGTTGGACTGATCCTCGTGGAGCCTACGCCTCACCGGGTGCTTGATGCTTCTATAGCACTATATTGATAAAGTAGTTTGCTTAGAAATGTTTATGTGTTAGTAAAACACACGGGTGGGTGAGAGGCCCTTTATTATTTTGTTGGAGAAAATATAATGTCTAGTAATGGTGCTGGTTTTACTGAAACTATTGTTCATGCTGTAAATAGCCCTCAAGCCAAATATTCCTACCGTTCAGGTATGGGTATGATTAGCTCAGCAGAGTTTTGTGTGTTTATGGACGATTTCAATCGTCTAGTTACATCAAATGTCCCAACTGGTTGGACCGCTGCTGTTATTGACACAGGTGCCACTGCAACAACCTCTACAGCAGCGGGTATTGGTAGCGAAGGTGTCTTAAGTCTTGGTGACGCCACTGCGAGTGAGGGTATATCAATCTACATGCCTAAAAGTGTTCAACTTACTGTAGGCAAGCGTTTCTTTATGGAAGTGCTTATTCGTACTGATGACGTTACAGATAATACTATTCAATTTGGTTTAAGTGATCTCACTGCAACTACCAACCCAGAGGATTTGTGGACTACTACAGCAGCCAATCTGGTTTCATTTGGTATTTTGGATGGCAGCGCCACCACTGGTATATTGGCAGATGCCAGTAATAGTGGTACAACTGTCCAAACGGGGACACGTTCTCTGGTAGCCAACACTTGGCATACTCTAGCTATCCATTATGATGGTGTAAAACTTCGTGGATATGTTGATGGCAAACTAAGTGTACTTTGGAGCGGGGCAGCTTCCACCATCCCCACTAGTGTTGCTATGTCTCCGTTTATTGGTGTGCTTAATGGTGATGGCGCCGGTGGTGCTACAAACTATGTAGACTACATGCGTTTTGTTTGCGAGCGGTAATTAAACAGGCTAGCGTGGGCTAGCCTTTTCCTTGGGGGAATAAAATGAGTAATGTATGGGTTAAAAGTGGGAAAGTTATGGACCTTCCTGGGCCAACTACCACAGAATTTACAGCAGATGGTACAGGTAAATGGGTTTATAAAGATAGTCCCAATTCAGCTATTCAAGCAACTATAGTAGGTACGGGTGCTGTTGCGGCCACTGTTACTATTCAATGTAGTAATGACCAGACGTATGCCGTATCCACTTCTTTAGGTGTAATTTCTCTTTCTGGAACTACATTTGCAAGTGATGGGTTTGTGACACAAAACGCCCCTTGGAAGTATATTAGGGCTGTTGTCTCCTCATCTTCTGGTACGGGAATTTCTATCACTGTAAAGATGGGGGTATAAATATGGGCTCTGTAGTAAACACACGAGTTTCTGGAGGAAGCCCAGAAGAAAAATTTGCTGCTTTTGGTTCAGCTTTTAGGTCTGCCATAGCTGCCTACACCAGAGGTCTCCGAACTCGTCCTATTATTCTGGCAGGTATTGGCGATAGTAATTTTACAGGGGAGGGAGCGGGTGACGGTACTGGTACTGTACCGAAGCTCACAAATTCTTTTGGTAAAGGTCCAATGGAGAAGATTTCCACCTGGGCACCTACACTAGGTGGTTTAGTGCTTCGCAATACTTCATGGTTTGGGGAAGGTAACTCTAATAATAATGCGGTACCTGTTTCTGAGTACAACCCCCGTATCACTTTAGGAACAGGTTGGGCACGTACAACTGGTAGTACACAGTTTGCTCTGGGTGGTAGTCATATGGTAGGTTCTGCCGCTTCTGCTGGCTATTTCCAATACAATTTTGGTTCCCCTGTGACAGATGTAGAAATTTACATGGTAGTAAATCCTACAAACAGCGCCTCAGTTGGTATATACAATAGTAGTGATACTCTGCTCACATCTTTAAACACCAATGGTACTGCTGCAACTGGTGTGTTTCAAGTAACTGCTGCCCTTACAGATGGTATTATTAAGGTTAAAAACAACGGTGCCAACAACTGTTACATTGCTGGTATGATTGCTTGGAATTCTGCGGAAAAGTCTATTATTGTTACCCGCCACTCTTTCTCTGGTGCAACCGCAGGTACTTTTAACAACACCACTAATGTATGGGATGGTATGGGGTATTACCCTCTGATCAAACCCGATTTGTCAATTGTTGCCTTGTTTATCAATGATGTTTTAGCTCCAACTTCTAGGTCTACCTTTAACACCAACCTCTCTTACATTGCTGACTTTGTAGTGCGGTATGGAGATTTAATTGTGTCCACAGGGGGTAATGGTACAAGTGCAGGTTGGACAAATGGTACCAGCGTTGGTATTGAGGCTGAAGCTAAAAAGGTGGCTGGGCTCTACAATGCTTTGTTTATTTCTATGCAGAAAGAGTGGTCCACTTGGGCTGCTACTAACGCGCTTGGTTGGGAGTATGATGGCAACCACAGATCCGCCGCAGGTTACTTAGATCAGGCGCGTGTCTATGCCAATGCACTGATGTCTATGATTGGTGCCTAGAATTTACAGGTGGTGTATGGATTTAACAATTGTATTGTTTATTATAAACGCATTGATGGGGGTGGTGATGTTTTTTATGCAACAGAGCGCTAGTGACACAAGAGACCAACTTAAGGAACTCCGTCAGGGGTTAAGAGAAACACAAGAAAGTTGCCATAAAAAGGAAGACTTTCGGGAGTTTAAACAAGAGCTGTTTGATGTCTTAAATGAGCTGAAGACAGAAATTAGGCAGTATAGACGGGCTACCAATGGACAAAGCTAAAGTAGGTCGATGGAGTGTTATATGTGATGTTTGTGGATTTAGGTTTCAGAATACAGAAGTAAAGAAACGTTGGGATGGGCTTATTGTCTGTGAAAAAGATTGGGAAGTTAAACATCCTCAACTCTCTATTCGTATACCAAAAGAAGACATAACCCCTGCTTTTGTCCGTTCACCACCTGATGATGTTTTTCTTGACGTTTGTACAGAGTATACACGTCAAGGATTGGCTGGTGCTGGTGTTGCTGGTTGTATGACTGCTGGTTATGTGTCAAAAGCTAGTTTTTAAAGGGAGGTTAAATGGCTACATCTGGAAATACATCCTGGCAACTCACACGTAATGAGTTTATAGCGGCTGCTCTTAGAAAACTGGCTCGATATGACAAAACAGCATCACCAGATTCATTTGATTATGCCAATGGTGCTATTGCTTTCAATGCAGTGATTGCAGAACTTCAAACACTTGGTATGCAGCTTTGGGCTAGAAAAGAGTACACATTTAATCTCACAGCAAATGTACCCACTTATTCAATTGGTGTTGGGCAAACACTCAATACACCATTTCCACTAAAGCTCCACCAAGCTGTTCTTATCGACACTTCAGGCACTCGTATTGATTTGAGGATTGAGAGTGTCTATGAATATAACAAATATCCTACTAATTCTTCTGGGGGTGTTCCTGTATATGTGGTATATCAACCTAAAATTAATGTTGGAGAGCTTCGTTTCTGGCCTACACCAGATGCAGCAACAGCTAGTACAAAAACTGTCAAGCTGGTATACCAACGTCCGTTTGAAAATTTCACAGCTTCTGGAGAAACTGCCGACTTCCCTCAAGAATGGCATCAAACGCTTATTTACAAGCTGGCAGTAGCACTAGCTCCTGAATACTCTGTACCTCTTCAAGACCGCCAACTTCTTCTCCAAGAAGCAGCAGCTCATGAGGCTATTGTGACAAGTTTTGGTGGAGATGATGCTTCCATCTACTTCTCTCCAGAATACCATGGCTAAATCTAAAACTCCTGTAGAAAGTACATATTCCACTAAACACATCCCTTTGTTCAAAGAACTTAATAGTCGTGGTGTGTTTACTGGAGAGACAAAAGACAACAGTTATGTAAATGTGTTCCCAGACTTTACTAAGAACAAGGTGACACAAGAGAATTATTTAGAAGTTATTAAGAGAGCGGGTAGTACTAAAATAATTGACAACTCCCCCATTTCTAGTGGGGCAATTCGAGGAATGTTTTTCTGGCCGGAGGAGGACAGGCTGTATTTGTTCATCGCTGGTGACGTATACACTTATACAGCATCCACAATGTTAATAAATAGTGTTATACCTGGTGTATTTTCTGCTCTTGGTACTCCTATAGGAACAGATTTATTCTTGTACGACACAGGTGTTGTAAAGCTCGTAGCAACCGATGGCACAACTGTAGTAACTATTGACTCTAGTGACACTGTAGTAACTAGTGCTGATGCTGACCTACCTGCACATCTCCCTTACCCTGTTTGTTTGGACGGATACTTATTTTTAGTAGCGGAAGATAGCGCTGATATCTATAACAGTGATTTGAATGACCCTCTGGCGTGGACACCTGGTAACTACATTACCGCTGAGATATTAGGAGATCGTGTTACTTACCTGTCTCGTCTCAACAACTACCTATTAGCTTTTGGTAATAGTAGTATTGAATATTTTTGGGATGCCGGTAATAGTTCAGGTAGTCCCTTACAACGTAATGATACACCAGTAAAGATGGTAGGTTTCATAGGTGGTTTTGCACGATTGGGGAATAAAATTTACTTTGTGGGTAATTACAATGGTGCTCTTCCAAATGTATTTGTGTTGGAGGACATGAAGATTACTCCTGCCGCTGATGAGGTTGTTAAAGAACATCTAGCCGCGCTCACCTCTAGTATTCAGAATGTATCTGGAAATATAGTTTCAATGTATGGGCGTGAGTTCTACATTTTAGACACAGGCAGCAACGGCCGAACATGGGCGATGGAGCTTGAGACACAACTTTGGCACAGATGGATAAGGGCAGGTAATTTGAGTAATAGGTTCCCTATGCAGTATGCCACTAGTGTTATTACAGATAATAAAGCCTATAGTGTTTTCAGCTTGTATAATAATTTGGATTTATTTAGGGTAGATGACACTGTATACAGAGATGTGGGAATTGATTTTACTTGTACTATTATCACTGAGAAGGAAGATTTTGATACAGTGAGAGAAAAAACTATGGGTAAGCTGGTTGTTCGTGGGGACCGCCCGCCTGTGGATACAAACATTTCTATTGAGTATACAGACGATGACTACCAAACCTACTCTGTTGCTCGAACAATAAATCTAAATCAGAAGAAGCCTACAGCAACACAGCTTGGTACGTTTAATGAACGAGCTTTCAGACTTACATACACAGCCAATCAGCCTCTCAGGATAAAGTCTCTAGAAGTTGATATCAACATGGGGAATTCTTAATGGCACATACAACTTTTATAGACCAAATTACTCCAGTCACTGCCGAATGGCTCAATGATGTGGACCAAGCATTGTTTGGAGAAGGGAATGTTTTACGGTACTTACCCAAGGCTCAATGGGAGGCGTGTGCAGCTGGGACAACAACATTTGACGCCACTTCATATATACAGCAAGCTATTACAGCCGCCCAAAATTTTAATAGAACAGGTATTTCCCCCAACCTACTAGCGCCAGTTCCAGTGTACTTCCCTCCTGGATGGACATTTAAAACAACCACTCCATTACATAATGAGGCATTTCCTGTACATATCAAAGGAAATGGATGTACCATTAAAAATAGTACTAGTAATGTCTTTGAGATTGGTTTAAGTGCCAGTCCAGGCCCTGAATATTTACTACCTACTATTGTAGAGAGCTTAGAGATATTTGCTTTCCCTGGTAGTGTATCCTATGCTTCTGATGCCACACGTAGCTCCTACACTGGTATTAAGATTAGAGATTGCTTTGGTGTTACTCTTAGGGATATTTGTTTTTGGGGAAATAGTATAGGTTTATACGCCAATGGTGCTGGTATGATTGTTGGGGAGCGCCTCAACTTTCGGACAAACCTAACTGCCATCTATGGGGATCAGAGTGTATCCGCACCGATGTCTTTAGCCAACCATAATACTTTTAGAGATTGTATTTTTAGAGAAAACAAAAAGATTGTAGAAGCACTGGGTGGTTCCTGGTATTTTTATAACCCGGAGTATGAAGCAAACAATCCTTTAAACGTTGCAGGTATTCGTCTATGGGATTTTCAGAACCTGTCTGGTATTGCTGGTAATCAATCTTTGATTATTGAGGGTGCACACGGTGAGGGGAATTTCTCACAACATGAGCTTTATCTTTCTTGTGCTACCGATGAAAAGACTGCTCGAATTTCTGGTACATTCCTAGGTCAAAGCTCTTCACACGGTTTTTTTATTAATAATGGCGTTGTAGATTTAGATAAAACTACCATATTCAATAATGGTGGTAACAGTGTTTATACTAATGTAAATGGTGTCGTAAAAGACCGCAACTGTAAGTTTCAAACAGCGATTGGCGGTGCCCCAACAAACTACTACAAGGAGCTGAGCCAAGGCTTCCAGGCCGGCGATCCATCTGGTAGCTACTATACTTTGGGTGGTTTAAACGCCACTTGGGAGGTTAAAAGCCCTATAAACAATCGTGTGTATCAGGGTAGAAGCGATGCTCAGCAGTTTCGTTTTGAGAATCTTGCAGGCACTCGCATGGGGTATTTCCAATGGGTCAATGGAGCAAACACCACTTTCTATCAAGACCAAGCATATGGGTACGAGTTTTGGTCCAATGCTGGTTTAAAGCTCTATATTGGTAGGGCCGGAGGGAACAGCATTGAGCCTGGCGCAGCCAACACCATTCTTTGTGGTACTGGTGCCTTAGACTGGGCAGGTGGTAACACCCGTGTTGCTTTCACTGTAACTTCTGATGCTAATTACAAAAAAGATCCCCGTCCACTAGAAGATAAAGAAAAAGCTGTCGCCCGTAAATTGGCTTCTTTGATCAAGCTGTTTTGGATGAAAGATGATTTTGAGAAGTCGGGTGAAAATGCTATGTTACATTGTGGGCTGGTAGCTCAGGAGGTTGAGCAAGCTTTCACAAGTGAAGGTCTGGATGTGTACAAATATGAAATGTACAAAGAAACCAAAATGCCAGATGGTTCGATTAAGCGTGGTCTAATCTATGAACAGCTCATTTGTTTTATTCTTGGTGGTATGGTATAATGGCGACTAAACTACCTCCTGCACCAACAGGAGTGCCTCCAGGCCACCCTTTCTGGAATGACTGGTATGAAAAGCTAAGAGATCTTGTAGACAAAACAACATCTATTGATTGGACCATTGTAACCAACACTCCCACTACATTGGCTGGATATGGTGTTACTAAAGTGGACGTTCCTGGGGACATTATTTCTGACAACTCAACAAAAGGAATTGTTCTAGTGAGTCCCAATGGACATTATTGGAGAGGCACCATCAGCAATCTTGGTGTAGTGACATGGACAGATTTAGGCACAACTAAGCCATAAGGAAGGAAGACATGGCAGATTTTGATTACAGCAAGCTGGCCGACCTCGGTGTTTTAGGTGGCCTGGGTTTATACAATGCTAACAGAGCTAAGCAAGATGCTAACAAGCAAATTGAAGGGCTTCAGAGTATGCAAAACCTGTATGCTCAAGATAGTCCTTATGCTCAAAACTTAAGGCAAACACTTGAACGTAAAGACGCAGCCGCAGGTCGGAGGAGTCAATATGGCCCTCGTGAGGTGGAGCTTCAAGGCAGGCTTGCAGATGCTGCTAGCCGACAACAAGCTTCTACAGCTCCTCTACTCAACCAACTTTATCAACAGAAACAAAAAGCTACCAATAGTGCTGGCAGAGACATTGCTGCTGTACTAGCAAAGAGTGGTGGTTTTTCTAAACTGTCTCCCGCTGTTAAAAGCTTGTTCAAACGGCGTGGAGATGGGTTTGGTGAGAATGTTGGTATGGGGGCAGGTTCCTTAATAGGGTCTTCTGAAGGCCCCATGCTCAACACCACACAAAACTACGATAGTTATGACTATGGTGGTGGTAATGACTACTACAGTGATTTAGGCGTAGGTCAAAACTATGATAGCTTTGATTTTGGTTCAGGTAGTGGGGACTACTATTCAGACCTAGGTGTTGGTCAAAATTATGACAGTTTTGATTTTGGTGGTGGGTCTGACTATTCCAATATGGGGGATTTTGAGTCTTCCATTAGTGATTTTGACATCCCTGGGTTTGCACAAGGTGGTAAGGTAGATATTTTCCAAGCAATTGCAGATGGGAAGAGAAGCAGAAACACTCCTCCACAAGGGCAAACAAAACCAATAAACATGGAGCAGCCCTATCGACCACCACAAGCCGGGGCTTCTAGAGAAGATGTGGGTACAGCAGGCAGTGATGCTGTAAATGGTATGGCTGGGATGGGGAGTAGTTTGGCTGGTACTGGTGTTACAGGAGCTATTGGCCTTGGTAACACTGTAGCGGGGCTCTCTGGTATTGGTGCTGTCCCAGGTTTAAATGGGGCTCTAGGACTTGCAGGCGCCCCTAGTAATTCTAGTGCTTTAAGTGCAGCCGCAATGACCGGTTTGGGTATGGTGTCAGCTCCCCTGGCTCTAGCTGTAAGCCTTCTCAGTTCTTTGTTTAGTGGTGGTGGAAATGGTGGTCTAGGGAACGCTGCTGCTCCTGGTGCAGGTATTGGTAGTGTTGTTGGTGAACTGGGCGGAGGTGGAGATAGTGGGATGTCTGGCGAAGCCGGTCTAGGAGGAGCACTTGGAGGTGCTTTAGGTAGTATGGGAGATAGTGCCGGAGACTCAGGTAGTGGTATGGGAGATAGTGGTGGAATGGGTGGTGGTATTGGTGGTGCTGCTGGTGGAGGAGACTCAGGAGCTGGTGACTCGGGCAGTGGGGGAGATGCTGGGGATGGTGCCTTCGCCACTGGTGGTAAAGTGAGGGGTCCTGGAACAGGAACTTCTGACAGTATTGTTGCCAAGCTCTCAAATGGTGAATATGTCTCTACCGCACACACAGTTTCTACACTAGGAGACTCTTTATTCAAAAAGCTTGAAAAGAAAGCTAAACAAAGTCCTGAAGAGGTTAAGAAATTTAAGAAGGGCCTTGAGGCTCTGTTTTAAGGAACATACATGCCACAAATTGGAACACAATACCCAGGTCTAGGACAGATATTTGGAGACCATAGTGTGATGCCTGCTTATTTTGGCACACAGCAATTCATGGAAGCCCAGGACAACAACAAAATCAACCAAGATCAGGCTCTTCAAGATATGTTGTTCAAAGCTCAAGACCAACCATTAGATTTAGAGAGAAAGCGTGGGGAGATTAGTCAGCAGGCAGCTCTTCTTCCTGGCTACCAGGCAGATAGTGAGCTGAAGCAGAGGAATGTGGCTGTCAAACGTGGTATACCTATTGAAGATGAAATATCACAAGCTGCTAAGCATTTAGCAGGTGACATCCGTGCTGAGGACCTTCGAGCTATTGAGCAAGAGGCACAGCAAGCTCTCTATTCCAATGACCCACAGGAGCAGGCACGGGGAAAACATCTCTCTCTGCTTTCTCAGGCAGTGGTGAGGGAACAAGAGAAGATGCGTCTACAAGAAGAACGTGATAGGCAGAAGCTGGGTATGCAGGGAGAAAATGCCCGAGAGCTTATGCAAATGCAGATTGATGCTGGTAGGTTTAAGAAGAGTGAGCGAGCGGGGAAGAGTGAGCAAGAGCTTGTGTCTAAACTTGGTCTGGAAAAGAGTGCTGTGTTTTATAAGCACACTGCGGATGAGGCATTAGCAGATGCTCTACCAATGGAGCCTGGTCCGGAACGCACTGCGTTGCTTGCTAAAGCAACTGAGTACCAACGTAGGGCAGATGAGGCCCTACAGGCTTTTGAGCGTAGCAAAACACTAGCTGGCCAGCAAAGTGGTGCAGGTAAAGTGGATGTTGGTAGTTTGGCAGGTGTTCCTACACGACCTGGTGCCACACCATCCGGGTTTGGAGGGAACAACCCCTTGGCAGCTTCTCCCACTCCCTCTCCTGTTACTGATCCAGCTCGTAAAGCAGCAGCACAAGACGAAGCAACTTTTAAACAAGCCTTTGGTAGCTACGAACCTAATAAGTTCGATTATCGAATTGGACCCAATGGTGTCCCACAACGAAAGCCTAAATAATGAGTCAATGGGAAGATGCCCCTTCTGGGGAATGGGAGGATGCTGAGGGTTGGGAGACTGCCTCTCCAGCAAAGAAGAGCGACTTCTTCAGCCGAGAAACTCTGACAATGCCTGTGGCTGCTATTGGTAATACAGTAGATCGCGGGTTGTCTGGGTTTGCTGGTGCTCTTGCTGACACCTTTGAAGGGTCAGACGCTGCTGATGATATATTCCGTAACATGGAGTATAGAATTAAACAACGTGATAGGTGGGCCAATCCAGACAAGAAAGAGCAGGGGTTTGCAGCGAAGGCGGCTGGTGTTATAGGCACTTTGCCGTTGCAAATAGGAGCTATGGCTTTTAGTCCAGCTGAAACTGGTCAGATTATGCTGGAGAATGGTGAAACTCTGGATAAAGCACAAATGGGGGCTCTGTTAGACACCACAGGTAATGTAGCTGGGATGATGATTCCTGGTGTAGGTAAGACACTGGCGGGCAGGGTGGTAGGTGGTGGCGTTAGTAATGCAGCCCAAGACTTTGCCTCTAAGAAGGCTATTAGCACCCTTGCTGAGCAAGAAACTACAAAGAAACAGTTTGAGCCTACATGGGAAAGCGCCGCTTTAGCAGCCATTCCTGGTGCAGGTCTTGCTGCTATTCCTCATGGACGTGTTTATTCTCCTAAGAACCTAGAAGACAAACTCACCAATCTAAAAACTATTGCTCGAGAAGAAAAAGCTAAGCAATCGGCTTTGGAACAAACCTCGGACAAAACGCTGTACGTCGACAAAGAAGGGAATGTAGCTGATACTCCTACCTCTCGTGTTACAGAATCTCCTGAGATGGTGGAGTTTGCTCGCCAGAATGCTGCGCGTCTTCAACGTGAAGCACAGACAGGAAGTGAGCCTATCTATGTGGGTAGAGACGGCACCGCGTCTAAAGACCTTGGTGTGGAGGTTCGTACTCCTGCTGAAGACATTCCTACTATTCGTGAACAACAGAAGAAGGGTTTGTCTGAGGCAGTTGATACTGAATGGAAGAACAAGAACGAGCCTACTGGGGAGCAGATGAATTTGTTCCCTGAAGGGGAGCAGCGTTCTCTTGATTTCACTAAGGAACCAACTACCGAGAAATCCTCTGTAGTTATTAAGAAACCCTCTGTTGACATCAGAAAAACAGACACTGGTTTTGAAGCATATGTAGATGGTAAGAAGGTTGGGTATTTAAAAGACAACCTACCAGAAGGCATGGCTAAACAGCTTGATGAAACAGCCAACATAGACATTGTGCATGTCAATCCCGAACATAGGGGTACTGGTGTAGGTAGGGCTCTTTATGATGCTTTTTACCAGAAACACGAGGGTAGGGTTGCTCCTAGTGGTAAAACCACTCAGGACGCTTGGAAAGTCTGGAAGCGTTCCTATCCTGAGAAGGTGGAGAGTTTTATTAAACAGGAGGCAGGGAGAATCCGAGAGGGGGCCCCCGCTAGTGTTGTGCTAGGTAACATCACGGACCCCATTATTAAAGAGCGTGTTCTTTACGCCTCTAAGGGCTTTGTTCCTAAAGGTCAGCGAGGTGGTATTAACATTGGGGAAATTGTAGCTGGGTTTCAAGAGCTAAAGAACAAACTAACAACCCGTCCTGTACAAGGGGATGCTACATCTAAGCTGTTAAGGGAGAAAGCTACAGGCATCCAACCTGACCCAGAAGCGAAGAGTGTTGTTGAGAAGGCTCTACAGGCCCGTAGAACGGGTGCAAACCGCTACCTCAGTGCTGGGGCTACCTTGGAAGCTTTGAAGCGTCAGAGCCCTCTTATTAGGGCTGTAGGGGACATTGTACAAAACTGGGGGAAGAGGAACGAGAAGTGGGTGAGGGAAACTGTGTTTCCTGTAGAAAAGGAATTTAAGAAGCTGTCTGCTGATGACTTGGTAGAGCTGAATGCTGTTATGAAGGAAGAGCTTTCCAGCGAACATAGGTTTACTCCTGAGCAACTTATTGACGCTGGGTTTTCTGAGAAACAAGTTAATGCTCATCAAGCCATTCGTACCTTATTTGATGAGACATTGAAAATACAGAATGAAGCTCGTGTAGCTCTTGGTAAAGAGCCAATTACTGGGATGGAAGCCTACCATGCCTCCCGTTGGGATGGGGATTTTGGTGTCAACATCAAGAATGCTAAAGGGGAAGTGGTGTGGAAAATACGTGCTGGCACACGATTGTCTGCAGATCGACAAGCTAAGGCTCTTCTAAAGAAAATGCCAGAGCTTGTTATGGGAGACAAGTTTGATAGATTGAATGCTCGTGGTGCGGATACAACAGATATTCAAGCTGCCTATAGCACCATGCTTGATATCTTGGGCAGAGACAACGAAATTGTTCAATCTATTAAGCAGCTGGTTGAAGCTGAGCAGGGAGCAGAGGCAGAGCGTGCTCTGGGTCAAACCAAGCATTTCCAGAAGAAGACAGAAATGCGTGGGGCGGTGGGAGACCGGCCTTGGATGTCTTCTAAGGAAGATGCCAAGCAGTTTTTCCAACACCAAATCCAATACGCTAAGAATGCCAGTAAATGGAGTGAGATTCAGAAGGCGATGCCCAATCTGAAAACCATTCTCTCCGATGAGCGTCTTGTTGCTGCACAGCCTGAGCAAGTGAAATGGGCACAGGAATATGTGCAGAATGCTTTAGGTTTTGGAGAGAACAAAGTGATTAGGGAGATGGAAAACTACCTAGGAAAGAAAACTGGTATTAGTCCCAAGGCTGTAGCAGATGCAATTGGTGGGATGAAGTTTGTCTGGGTTACACAAAAGCTGATGTCTTCTGTAGGGTATAACGCTGCACAGGTGTTACAACTTGTCAACACCCTACCTCTCCACACAGATTTGTCTGTTAAGGGGTATAAGGGCAATCCCATTTCTACCACAGTGATGGGGCTATTAGGGGGTATGCAACTAGGTAGTGTACACACCATTGACAGTGCTATTGGGAAGGAAGTGTCTGGGAAGTATGCTCTCATGCCCGAACATATGCGTCAGGCAATGGAGTATGCTGAAAACAACAGTGTTACCAACCGCTCTGTTTATGACGAAACACCAATTGGACAAGGGAATGCTGTTAGCCGTGCTATTAGCAAGACAGTGAGTTTGGCAGACACATTCACTCGTGCTATGGCCTATATGTCTTTTGTACAACATCTGCATGATAGTGGGAAGTTCTCAAAGGAAACTTGGGGAGATATGTTCAAGCTGGCAGAAGACTACACCAATATCTCTATGGGTGATGCCCGGCCTACAGAGAAAGCTCAAGTGTTCTCTAAGGCTGGAAACATTGGTAGTGCTTTTAACACCCTACAGACATTCAATGTCAACTGGTTTAACCAATGGAGTTATTTTGCTAGGGAGTTTGGAAGAGGGAATCCTGCTCCTCTGTTTGTGGGATTGGTTACACAGGGTCTTCTCGCTGGAGCTGCTGGACTTCCTCTAATATCAGATCTAGACAAGATGTGGGAATATGCCAAATCCACTCTTCCTACAAAGATGTGGAACACAGTGAAGGACTTATCTGTTAAAGGGGTGTTGCTAGATTTGTTTGGGGAGAAAGTGACATATGGTGCTCTGAGCGCAACCACTGGTGCTGGGTTTAGCAGCCGTCTGAATGCACCAAGCATCATTGATGCTCCTCAAATTCCTGGTGGTATGTTGATAGACCTTACCCATCAGTTGACTAGTGTAGCACAAGCGACTGCTGCTGTGGATGATCCAGTTAAATGGAGTCAAGCTGCTCTCGATGTCTCTCCTCCTGGGTTGAAGGAATTTGTAGCACAAAACCTGTTGGAGAAGTACACACAGGCACAGCGTGCTGATGGAACAACAATTCCTTTTGCTCGTAAAGACATTGCTGCACGTGAGGGCACCAGTATTCGAGGAGAGAAGGAACGTCAGCTTGCCAATATGGGGCTCCGTCCTCAGAAGGAAGTGGTTGAGGGGGACTTGCTGTGGAATATGAAGAAGCAGGAAGCTGAAGCTAAACAGCGCCAGAACAAGCTTGTCGAAGAAATGTACAGCGATGTTCGCAACGGTAAGGATGTCGCGGACAAAGTTAGGCTTTATGCTGAGATTGGTGGGGATGTTGATGGGTTGAATACCAAGCTTGAGAAACAAGTAGTGGACGAATACACTTCTCGTGTTGAACGGAAGGCTATAGATCCAAAAGCTAGTATTAAAACAATGTTGATGCTGAAGAAGCTTCAGGAGTTGGAACGTGAAAGAGCTAATTAAACAACTAGAACAGGAAGAAGGACGGAAGCCTTCTGTGTATAAGGACCACCTGGGGTTTTACACAATTGGTATTGGGAGATTGGTTGACGAGCGTAAGGGAGGGGGGTTGTCAGATGAGGAGATAGATTTTCTCCTGACGAATGACATCAAGAAGAAGACAGCAGAGCTGCTCCAGAAAGCTCCTTGGGTGGCAGCTCTTGACCAGGTACGTTTGGACGCTCTCATTGCCATGGCTTTTCAGCTTGGTGTTGATGGCCTGCTAGGCTTTAAAACCTCGTTAGGACTTATTAAGGATGGGAGATATACAGAGGCAGCAGAGCAGATGCTGAAGAGCCTATGGGCCTCTCAAACACCAGCCAGGGCCAAGCGTGTAGCAGAACAAATTCGTACTGGTGTACGGCAATATAAATATTAACACACAAATAATAAAGGCCCCTTGAGACTTGCGCTCAAGGGGCCTTCTTTTTGTCTAAATTATTCTACGAGTTCTGTATATCCATCTTCAAAAGCTTTTGTTGGTGAGAAGGACAAATACCCATCTTGATAACGAACCAAATACCCGCCAACACGGGGATTGTGTTTAATCAACCACAGGCTATCAACAGTGTGTGTGTCCCGATCATCTGTATCAATCCAAGCACCACCAGAGAAGCCTCGCTGCATAACAGCTACAATTTTACTGGCCTCCACCACCTCACGGCATTTATACTTCTTCATCGTTGTCCTCTTCTAAACCATACAGTTCTGAGTCAGGATCCAATTGGAATAGATTGATGGACAAAATACCCAACTGAAGGGAAAACCCCCATTTAATTCCATGCAGGAAACGTTGTTCATCATCTGCAATGAGAAAGCCTACGATGAAGCCTAGGTTTGTACTAACATCTACGTTAAACATTATATCTTTCTTATAATAGTTCACAAACACCACTGGTACATGCCAGTTCGTGTGTACTTGTTGTTGTGTCTTCTACTTCGTAGCTGTCGAAAGCAGCCCAATTGATCATCGGAAATGAAGCCTTTCTAGCTTCATATTCCTGCTGATCGATGTCCTGATAAGGAGCTTGTTGGTAGACATGCTCTGAATGGGGGAGGAAGCTAACACCACCTAGGTCATCCAAATGCTTATAGACCCACGCCCCTACTTCAAGCCATTCGTGTTCTTTGACGTACACAGTGATTGAGGGGTTGTGCTCACACCAGTGTTGTTTAAAGAGTAGGTAGTGCTCCAAAGCCTCAATTGCTGATCTATCATTCCTAGTAAGGCTGCCTGCTGGAGCGGCGATAGGGAAGCTGAATACGAGGTTGTTTGGGTTGGTGACATCTGATTCGCAGGGCACTCCTTGCTCTTGCATAAATTTGGCAAGCGGATCTTTGCTATCAGCTCGCACAGTTCTAATGTAGAATTGATTATGGCGAGGATGAATGCCACTAGCACTATCCACCAACTGGCTGACCGTTCCAGATGGCTTGACAGTGTGGATAGCGGCAGAAGGACAAATATTAAGCTTATTAGCCCACTCTTTATTTGTGTCAATTGCATGTTGCTTCAGCTTTGTTAGTACAGCAGGAAGAGCATCTCCTTTTCCGTCTAAGTATGTTTGTTTACCATTAAGAGCAGGGTGATCCATAATACCTGTCATAGAAACACCAAGCAAGCGTTCTTCCTCAGCATTTACTCGCCATTGCTTTCGGATGTACTTGAAGTCGGTGAGGGTAGACTGAAACGTGCCAATGATGCTAGCAATTTTAACTTTCCTGGCAAGGGTCTCAAAATTGTCTCCGCTTCGGACAACCACCTCAGATAGGTTACAGAATCCAAATGGACGGAGGATAATTTCCCCACAAGGATTTGTTCCAAAATCGTAATCCGTGTTTCGACGGCCTGTAAGTTCGCTTTGCTTTCTAGCAGCAACTCGATTAAATATTCCACGCTCTCCTGATTTACTTTCATATAATGCCTGCCATTCCTTCATAAAAATACCAATGTCGGGCTTCTCTGTGTAAGCCGCGCTGATATTGGCTAATGCTCGTTGTCCATCGTTTTCCCACCATTGTCCGTTCTTGTAATTACGCATCCGCTCGTCGGTAAGATTTGAAAGACAAATGAGAGCTGATCTCCGCACTCCTCCGACCACGACAACCTGAGCAATTTTACATACGAGGTCTGAGCACTCCACACTTGTGAGCTTTCTTCCAGCCGCCTTCCTAAATAAACCAACAGTGAAGGAGAACAAATCTGTAAGAGGTTTTGGACCGGAACTCCGTCCCCCGAAAGTCTTAAGGCGTGTACCAGCCGCCCTAACTCCGCTAACATCCCACTTGGGCACTTGTCCCGAATATAGGAGAGAGATAAGCTGGCGGAGAGCGCCTGCCCATCCTTGCTTGCTATCTGCCACTTTAATTGTGGTGTCGCTGTCATGAAAGCTTTCAGCCACTTCAGGAAGCTTTGAAACATATTGCCTTTCTACAGAATAACCAACACCTGTGCCGTTCATCAAGATGAACATTATTTCATCAAAGCACCGTTGGTCTACAATGGGTATATACGAGCAGTTGTACCCAGCAATGTTATCTCGTTCCAGAGCTTTCCCTGCTGTCATCAATGCCCGCATACTGGGCATTACGTCCATATTGTAGATGGCTTGGTACACTTCCTCATAAGGAAACACCTCTGGGTAACGAGCTTTCCAGAAGTCACAATAGCGTGTCACTGTCTCTTCCCATGTCTCACGCCGACCAAGGTCATCCCGCCAACGAGCGTAACGAGATTTGTGAATGTATGTTTGGAAGCTATCTATTTTAGTTCTCCTTTTTGTTCTTATTCTTTACATAACAGGTGATGCAAAACCCTTTGCGTAAATACCCATTACATTGGCCGCATTTGGTTCCCCTCTTTACTATCCCATTCTCGGTCTTCATCTGCTCCACCATTCTTATATTGTCTGGTGTATTCTCTAATCTCTTTCTCGGCATTACGCTCCTCTTGAATGCGGGTTTTATATCTCTTCTTTTCCTGTCTCTCTTCTTTTTCTCTCATTGTCTACTTAGAACAGCTCCATTTGTATAGGCAGCGCCAGGGAGTGGTAGGTGCTCATAAACACACGGAAGGCATCCTCAGGAGGAAGACATTCGGGATAGATGCGATCTAGCTCCCACTTCTTGTGTTGGAACATACTAAACTCCTCCCCCTGAGAGGGAAGGAGAAAATAGGCTTCATTATACAAAGCCTGTAGGTCGGCTTGTTTAATTTCCCTACGTTCATTGGAAGAGAGAAGAATGTTAAACTTCTCTTCTATAACAGCTTCATTTATACGTTCCAGATTTTTATAGTCTGGAAGATGTTCTTTGAGCGGAGATGGAATGTCTCCCAGATATGCTTCAGCTGCATCATGAAGCAGTCCAGCAAGCTGTAGACGGCGAGGCAGACGACGAGCAACGGCCACACAATGCTCAGCAACAGAGTAAAACTGAGTGTGCCCACTAAACCGGCACTTATTACTAAGAGCAAACCCAATGTCTTCAATGCAAATATCCTCAAGTTTTGGAGACAAGAAATGATATTTCTTGCCAGATGCAGTTTCAATCCAAGGAGCCATTATTTCCACTCCTTAATGGCTTTGTGTAGCGCTTCATAGTCAAACTTTGGACAAGAGGTGTAGTAAGCCCCCAACCAATTGGTGCTAAACATCTCATTATCCAACTCATCAGCCAGTTTTTGGTTTGCTCGTTGATAGGAAGTAGCCTCATACCCACAAGCAGCATAGCCTGCCAAATCAACCCAACTGTCTTCGTGTGTAATGGTGGAGGACAGCCGTGCCACTTTGACAAGAGCGAGCATAAGGGCAACATCCGCTTCTTCAAGCCCAGCATCATCAAGGCGGGAGCCCAGCAAGGCTTCCCAGAGCTTAGCGATGGTCTTAAAGCTATTTTCTGGCTTCCCATATTCCTGCTTCCTATGGGTGCTCTCTTTAGCCCTGTCCAGAAGCTCTTCGCGTAGTGTTTTCATTTCCTTTGTTTGTGGCATGTTGTTTAAATTTAGTGGAGGAATATGCTCATTCCAGTTTTTCATACTTACTCCGCAAGTAACGTAAAGAAACAGGCATAATTTCAAACTCACCAGGCGGCTGAACATCATTCAGCACCAAGATACCTCGGTAGTGCCTATTTCCTTGTGGCCCCAAATAACTCTCCTCATGCTCATAACAGGAACCACAAATAATGGAGGTGAGCTGAACACCATCCGCCCTACGGCCTGTAGCCATCTGGAAACCCTGCTGATGTCCGGCAATACAACTCATATGCATTTTGTTTAACTGAGCTTGTGCACTTGTTGCTGGGCGCCCCATCACACCAGTGGTGAAATAGTGACTGAAGGCAATACCAGATAGAGTGACTACTTCTAAGAATGGATGCACAATCCACCCAGACAAATCCAAGTCCTGGAGGCCAATGGTGCCATCTAGCTTCGGATCATCGTTTGTTGCTCTGGAAATACGGTTTTCATGATTGCCATACATAAAATGCATAACAGGCTTATACAACTTCTCTTTGTTCTTTTTCTTTTGCTTGTTGTATGCCTCAATTGGAGCCAAAAGCTGTTTCATTGCAGCATTCCCTGCCTCAATGTCAGCCTTATAGCGCCGGCCTTCAAAGCTCTTTGTGCCTTTGTCATAAGAGGACAGGCTAGGCATGTCCCAATGGTCCCCTAGATGCACAACAATGTCTGGCCGCTTCTCTGCAATGTACATCCCAATGTGGGTTAGGAATGTTGTGTCAACACCAGGCTTGATTTGAGTGTCTGGAATCACAACTATCTTTTTACTGCTCACTGCAACGTACCTCCTTTGGGGAACTCCTGCTCAGGAAGCCCCCCATTTTGGGTGGGTAGTTGGCCGTAGGTGGCTAAAATACCAATACGTAGGAGGTTCATAAGACCATGTTCAGCAATGAGGAGATGTTCTTCCTCAGTGAGTTCAATTGTCACCTCTGCTGTCTTGTCTTTGTTTTGCTTCAGTTCTTTAAGAAACATCTTTTTTCTTTCTTTGTTTAGTTCTTATGTCTCGTTCTAATGCCGACTTCTCTGTATGGCATTCCTTACACAACACCTGTAGGTTGTCTTTTTCGCAATAGAGACGTTTGATAAACTCGTCCCAGCTTTCAAAGCCTTTCACTGGATCAACCACTGGGTGTATGTGGTCTACAGCTACATTGGTGCTAGAGAAATCTCCCTTACACCATGCACACCTGTAATGTTGGGCCATACGGCCCGTCTTTACATTTATCCTCTTCTCTGTCTTAGCTTCGTTTAAGCATTCATAGAGGGGTGGCCACCTTCGAGATCCGGCACGAAGCTGTGAGACGATGAAGCTGTGCTTTCTGGCTGGGGTCCATTCTGTTTGTTTCTTTTTAGAGGGTTTTGCCAATGTTGTTCTTCTTTTCGTAGTACGTATAAGAGCTGGGCATGTAGGTCGACACGCTCTGTATCTCCTCCATAAACAGCACAAACATGCTCGTACATTTCCACTTCCTCCTCTAAGGAGTCCAGTGGATCTTGCATAGCCTTAATGAACTTGGGCACCTTGTCTCGATATTTCCCATCATATCCCGGAATGTTGTCGGACAAATCCCCAAGAATAATTTGCTTATAGAACCGACGCATACCTTCTAGTTCAGACACAATGGTGTGCTCGTCATTGACGAAGTTGTAATGCCGGCCTGGTATTTGTAGAAGGTCTTTGTCTAGAGACACACAAATGGGGGCGATAGAATGGACGCAGGACATTCTAATACCACACATATCATCAACCTCCATACCATTGATTATTTTAGCTCCCCACTTCACCATGAGATGCTCACGACAGTCTTCAAGCCACATAGGCTTCTTCATATTTGCACGATTGGCTTTATAGAGGGGGTAGATTTCCTTGCGGAAATTGTTGTCTCCACCAATGTACATCTCATACTTGTCAGAGCCTGTTTTCTCAAATATGTTGTTGATAGACCATTCCATACGAGAGATGGCAATGTGAAGCTCTGCCCTGTCTAGTCGTGTCTTTGTAGGCTCACATGATGCTGCATTTCTATATGTTAGGTGGTCGGAATCTATAATGAGAAGTGGTTGCATAAGTTTTCCTCGGGAGTTTGTACTCAAACGACCTATTTCCCATGCTGCTCCAAATATTGGTGAAGAAACGTTGCGAACCCATCGACAAACACTTCGTCATGAGGCTCTACGTGCTTCCCCATAGCAAACAAAATGGCGTGTACAAGCTCGTGACAAAACACTTGACCAACAGTGGCCTTTGTCTGTGTCTTCTCTAGCTGGATGATGGCTTTATCACTCTTACACAATCCCTGGCTACCAGCACCAGCTAGGTCTGTGTTTTCCACTGTCCAAGTGACACCTCCCAGTTTAAATGTTTTAGGAATCTTCATTCACCACGTTCCAAATACTTGTTTATCAATTTACCAGCCCATTTCCAACGTGCCCACTGGTGTTCATCGACTCCAGCCGACCAGGTAATATCTCCACGTTCTACCAAGAAAGAGGTCACGCAAGAGTGCCCATTAAGCAAGTCCATAATGTCATCCCTTAGTTTCCACTCATTCGTACCAAAAAAGAAGGATAGAATGGGATGGTCCTCTTTCACTTCTTGAGCGGCTTTGCTTACAGCAAAACATAGATAATGTTCCCCATTCCGCTTACCTACACCAGGATTGTATAAATGGTCTAATCGAGCAGAGTTTAGAAGAGTGCTTTTCTTTGTCTTCCACCAAAACATAGAAGGAATAAACCACTCAAAAATCTTTCGCATCAAGTGTCTCCATATGGAACTGTTTCAATACAGACAGCTCTCCCATCAATGTCAGACTTATTAATTACAGCAGCCATATATTGGCACATAGCTGGATGGGTGAACAAGGCCACAGGTTGTGGCGGTTGTCCCGACAGCAGTACAACTAGTAAAAACTTAAACATACATCAATCTGGAATGTCGTCATACGCCTCAACAGGAGGAAGGTCATTCTCCATATCAAGCAGGCTCTTAGGCTGTGCTATAGAAAACACATGCTGCTCAAACTTCTTAGCAATTTCTAAGACATCTGTAACTTCTGGGATGCGGTCCATATCAGTACCAGTAAGTTTCAAATATTCCAGGGCCTGGTTAATAGAGCTTTGACGTACAATATAAACTTGCGTTTTAGCACGCTCTTCCGCAGTGGGGTAATTCCCAGAAGATGCTTTGTTAGGGAGTGATGCAAGTTTGCTCGCCGTAACAGGATGTGGATAAGGGGTTGTTGGTGCCTCATCAGTAGGAGCACAAGCAGTCCAGTCGTTATACCCAGCAGCATTCTTCACCACAGTGATTTCATACAGCTCCCCAGCAGACGCCTTAGACAGCATACGAGCTGTGTCAGCCGTGCTACCAAAAGGCATAATCTTCCGGCTCTCCATCTTACCATTGAATGATAGGTTCTTATAAGCTACCTCAATCACTTCATAAGGCTTCCCATTCTTGGCGGTGGCTGCGTTCTTTTCAATAGATACAATTTTAATCTTCATTTTCTTTCCTTTATAAACGAGTAGCCTTAGCTACGAGATACTTCCTCAAGGTCTTTCATATTAGGACCAACACTCACTTCGCATGTTAATGGGGTGTTCCATTCATACCCCCAGCATTTCTTGATGTTCTTAGGCAAATCATCAAACACAGAGTGAAACAGCTCTACTAGCATAGGAACATGCTTCTTAGGGCTATCTAGCACAATGCTGTCATGCACTGTAGAAATCATAAGGATTTCTGGAAGAGCTAGTTTTTTAAGTCGGCTGGCGAGACTGAGGCGAGCCAGCATCATCACATCAGCAGCAGTGCCTTGGTTGGGATAGCATATAATACTGTTCACTGGCCATTCCAGTTCTCCTTTCCAATTGGGTAGCATCTCAAACTTCCATTGCCGGCCTGAAGGCCCCTCCAGAACATTGCCTTGGGACACATGTTGTATCCATTCTAGATGCTTCCTGTTGATGCCAGCATACTTCTCGTAAAACTTCTCTCCAATGTTGTCCCAAAACTTCACACTTGTAGACACATGTAGGAAGTCGGGATCTACAGTGAAGGCAAAGCCTTTGCCTCTGTTGTAGATAGTTCTGAAGAGGTAGAGTTTTGCCACCTTACGGGTAGGTAGGTTGAACAGGGATTGGTTTGAAGTGTGTTGATCAATCTTCTCCTCAAGCTCACGTTTAGCTACAGGGTCTTGGCTTAGCTCTGCCAGGGTTACCCACTCAAGCTAAAGAGCCTTGGCATCACAATTGACTAACAAGGCTCTCCCTCCTCCAGCTTCTTGAGCTGGTTTGATTCTTTCACAATCTTTTCAGTAATGTCTGTCCCACAGTTGCCAGGAACACCATCACCAAATCTCAATACTTGGAAATTAATATCACTGAAACAATCTTTGTACCACCTCCAAACAAGCTCATGTTTAACTGTGTAGGCCATTACTGGCTCCCACACAGAGTCTTCCTCACAGGGACAATACATTAATACATATACATATTTACTTCGTGCCATGTTTAGTCCTGTTGTCTATACGATACAAACATCTTTCCTTCTCTTTTACGCCACATCGAAATCTCGCAGCAAAGCAGCCACACGCTTCGTGGTGCTATCCATTTGGAAGTGTCGTTGGAGGTTGGTGTGCACAATGCTGTCAAATTGTTGAAGCTCCTTCATTACATATTCAACACCCCATTCCTCTAGGAAATTGGCCATGTCGACGAGGGAGAAAATAAATTGTTCTTCTTTGTTTTTGGTTCTCATGTTGTATATCGACTGATAAGAATGTTTTTACTGTTGCCGGCCATGTTCTGCTGGTTAAATATGTCAGCAGACAAGCGGCCTGTTGCCGTCACACATTGGTTTAGTTGTCCGTGTAGTACACCTGGCTCCCAATCCATCTCCTGTGTTATTGAAGGAAGCTTGCGATAGTAGCTGGTAATTTGTTTGTCTAGATCCGCCAGGCGTAACAGCTTACTGACATACTTCTTAGCATAAGGCCCTTTAAGCTGTACAAGCAGGTCTTTAGAGGTTTTCCAGAAGCCAGGTTTCTTTGTCTCACTCCTCTTAATAGGTTCACACAGACGTGGAAGCTGGTGCTCCTTCTTTACGTTCTTGTACTTAGGCATTCCTTTCTTAGCACCACTCTTATAAAATCCATCAAGCTCCTTCACTGTCTCTGTTATAACACCACCATATAAGAAGGCCGACAGGTCGTCATTGCTGTTGAAATTGATAGGAATATTTGGATAGACGTTGGCAAGCTCCTCCTTGATTTGTGCAAGCTCAGCTTCTGCTTCTACTTCTTTTTCTCGACACATCTCTGCATCGTACCAAATACCATTCTTCTCCATTTCTAACAACACCAACAAATCAGCACAAGCCTGTTTGAACAACCTAAATAGGCGAGGCTGTACTTCAAACTGTTCAAGCTGTTTTTGATAGACCTTATACGTCAGCTCTACGTCTTGGTTGGCATAGCTGCTAAGGACGTGCCATGGGACAAAGATGGTGTCCAGGCCCTGCTCCCAATACACCTTCTTCACAACATCTTCCTTGTGTCCTAGGCCATACTTAACTGCTGCATCTTCTAGAGAAGGATAGCGCTGGCGCTGGTTCTCAAGAATGTATTCAGCAAGCTGACAACACCAGATGGGGCAACCAGTCAAATCTATTCCGTCATTCCTCCCCCAATGAATGTCAAACTTAGCATTAAAAAACACCAGCAAAGGCTGGTGTTTTTTTAGGGCGTTCTGTATGGAAGAACGCCTCTTCTTCCAAGAATGCATGTTGCATTTAGCGGGATTGGTGTCCCGCTTCCAGCTCCAACACACAGAATGGTTTTTACGTGAGAATGGGTTTCCTTTAGCGTGAGTTGTTACTTCGCTGTCAAGTGTTAAGGTTTTCAATTGGGACTGGCCTCCACCCATATTTCTTATTATGCCTAATAAGTTTTTTCCTACGCATATCCATTAAGATAAAGTGAACTTCTTCTGGTGTTATACCTGTTTTAATATGTAAAGCAGAAGACCTGTTTATTCCTTGACACACATAAAAATATAGGGCTAATGCCTTATCACTATAACGATGTCCCATTGTTTTCATCATCCTCTACAAAATCTGAGTAGAAAACAGTTTTTGTTCTTGGGTTTCGTATCCGAACAGAAAACAAACTATCTCCACACGGATGATCAATATCATCATAGTCCTCACCTATTGCATATCCAAAAAATAATCTACGGTTGCAATCACAGGCATAATTACCCTCTTCCCAAATCCATGTAGAGAGCTTTTCTTCCTTCTCTAGAGGAGCAGGCATTGTGTATTCTCTAACTACACCAGTAGAGTTTTCTCTAATGTCTGCTTGTAATGTCACCCACCTACCTGTATGCCCTTTTGGAGTGGGTGTTTCTGGCCATTCTTCAAGCATTATTTTCCTTCATTGCCAGCGTCAGCCTCGCCGCGCCGGCCCGGATAGTTGAGCGGAGCCTCCGGGGCCGCAGCGAGCATCTCTGCGCGTTTAACGGCCAGAGCCTCCATCGATACGGCCTTGCACTGCTCCGCACCCAGTTTGCTTTCCAGCTCGGCAATGCGATCAAGAGCTTCTTGGGTTTGGCCAAATAGCGACACATATTCTAAAGCCTGCGCCTCCTTCTCAGCGGCCACGGCGAGCATGGCGGCGTGCACCTCAGCAAGATCAGGATTCAGGGTGTAGCCTTCCTCATCAAATGCCGCGTCACGCACTGCGTCAATCCACCCCTGCGGCACGGCCTGCTGAGCCTCCGGGCTTGTGTCGACCCCTTGCGCAGCCCGCTGCTCCGGCCGCCAGGTCGCGGCGAACTGGTCGATGATGCTTTCAATGCGCTCGCGACCCATGTACCTTCGCATCTCAAACGCAATTTGAGCCTTCAGCGCCTCCACGAATTCTTTCATTTCGTTCTCCTAGGACTCATTCATCACCTTTTCGGTGGTAATTCCAAGGTCCGTATTTAGCAGACTCACCTTGTACGGTATGTGACCAATCCATAAGACGGCAATATGATTTCCAGGAAAAATCTCCAAGCCAGTAAAGAATCCATGCAAGGACACTGCGAATTAATGCGATCATTCGCCAACTCCATAGTAAGCATCAATCTGCCGTTGGTTCTCTTGTCTACGGGTCTCACTCAAGACTCCTGCCTGATACGCTGCAAACAACCAAGCGCGCACATCATTCGACGTGACCGAGAAGACGCCAGACCAGCCTGTGCGGGCCTTCAGTCCCGAGTCAGCTAGGAACTTGTCAAAATCGTCCATCAAGTTCTCCTTTCAGTAAAGGACATTGCCCGCACTCTGTGAGTGACTTCACATCCATCAAAGCTTTAAGCTTCACATCTAAATTGCTTGTATCCATGATGTCTTTCCTAATATTTTAGCACAGCTCATCTGTAGGGGTCAACTCCAACATATGGTGTTGAGCACTACTAGTCCACATAGCACCTTTAGACGGATGCACATGTACCACTACATCGATTGATCCACCTCCTTGACGCTGTGCTTTCTTGATAGCAGCACCTCGGCTTGTATGTTGGGTGTATCCATCACCAGGGCTGTAGTCTAGAGGGTAAACAAGCCATCTCTTACGTCTGTGCATGTCATGTCCCAGTGCTTCCAAAGCCACCTATTCCACGAGACGTTTCTGAAAGAAACTCTGTCTCTTCAAAGCTAACACGAGGAATTGGCACTATGAGTGCCTGGGCTATACGATTACCTTGGAGCTTGTAAGGAAGTCCAAAACCACTTGACTTCAAATCATCAAGCACAAGCTTCACCTTTAGTTCACCACGATAATCTGAATCGATAACGCCAACACAATTGGCCAGGCGGACATCGTTGTTAAACCCATGACCACTTCTACTAAACACCAGCATCACATGGCCCTCTGGAATCTCAAATACAAGCCCTGTTCGGAGTGTCTCTGTTGGAATGTCTGGGTCTAGGTAAACACCCTCATAGGTATAAATATCAAAACACCCACTACCATCTGTAGCATAGGTGGGAAGACGAGCGTCCTTGTGTAGCTTTTTAACTCGAACTTCTACTTTCGTAGAAGCTGTTAGGTGCTCTCGCACAACATCGTCAAACAATCTCGTTGTCATTGAAAAATTCCTTACTTAGTTTTTGATACAGGTCAAACAAAGCATCATGTGCTTTCATAGCCTGTTCAAGGAGATCTGGTTGAGACTGGATATACTCATCCTCACACAACCAACGCCCCACATTTTGACATTCAATACAAGCCCTATCCATAGCCCCATAAATCCAGTAGCTGTCAAACACAGGATTTTCCTCAATAAAGCTGTCTTCAAATTCAGTCATCTGTAGCATTCAAAATGTCAATGTTGTTAATATATCCAACAACATCTCCAATGTCATTAGAGTGGAGGATAAGTAGTTTATCTGGATCTTCTAGTGAAACATTCTTAAACAGCTCTTGAAGAGCGTCTAAAAACTCATTATCTACTCTGCCTTCAACATGGAGGGTACAAGAAAGTTCAATTTTCATCTACAACCTCTCTTCCATGTGTTAGTATAATAGTTTCATTACTAGGAGTTTTTTCATACCAAGTGTCAAGCCAGGGGCCTCGAAATGTAAGCACCCATGTGGTAGGAGCAACACCAAACACCTTATGCAAATTAGAGCGAGTGGTGACAACTATTTTCCCTGTCTTGAAATCATTAGTGGTGCCGTTGAACATCTCCTCCTTTATATGTCCTTTTAAGACAACACTAAAACTATTGAAGGCATGTGAGTGGTAATTTTCACGGCTTCCTTGTGAAAACTTCAGGAGAGCAATAGAGAACACTTTCTTCCATTCAATAAACCAATACCCAGTTACGTTGGAATCTGGTCCACCATCTGCTCTTTTAAATAGGAATTTCATCAGTCGTAATAGTAGTTGGGAAAGGTTTTAAACACAAAGCCGTGAACGTCTAGCTCTAGCATCTCTTGTTCATACACTCCGCACATCTCCTCTGCTTTCTCTAATGTGCCGAAGGTGTCCTTAACATGAGGAGGGATGGAGGAGTCTCGTGGAGCGAGACGAACAATAGTGTAGACGGGTGTTCTATTTTTTAGTTTCTTCATTTGATGTCACGATACAAAGCCACACTAGGATCAATTAGACATGTCAGCTTGCCGTGCCTTTGCTTCGGATCTGTGATGCCAAGATCACCCGGCAACTTGTTCTTCACAATGTTGATGTAGCGCATATATTCAAAACCCTCTTTATTATCCTTCCCGATACCCAACACCAAATCTCCCTCAGCTTGTACAGCAATCTTTGCCCTGCTGATGTCAGTGAGATCAAGCCACTTCTTATGAGCACCCGCAGCATCTGCTTGTGTAATAGCAATGACAGGGCAATGTGTCTTGGCCAGCTCGCGGGCCCATACAAACTTATCCCCCATCTTCAAATCATCTCTGTCAGCTTTCTCCCCCACTCCTTTAATCTTGGGGAGCTGATCAATAACCACGATCGCAGGGGGATATTCCATACAGAGCTGCTCAACACGAGTGTTTGTGGTAGCCGTAGAGTCTATTAGTAGGAACCGGCCTTGTGTTTGTTTCTCAAACTCCTGTTCGTAGAATAATACATTGGAATAGAGTTCTTCTAATGTGAGGCCAAACCAAGCTTGATAGACCCTCAACATCACTTCACTACCAGCCTGCTCATTATTATACCAATGTAAATATTTGTCTTTTGGTATTTGTGGAAACATATGTGTAGTTTCCGAAGAGAGGAATGTTGTTTTCCCTACATTAACGTAAGCAAATAGAATAATGAAGTTGCCTTTACGAATACTACCTGCTGATTTGTTAAGACACTCAAGCCTCCAGGTGAGACCTACATTGGTGTAGCTTTCGGTCAAAAGCTCGCTTAGCTTGGTTGTGACGAACACATCTGTGTTTGAAGGGCCCTCAGACGCGTCAGGAAGCTCCAGAATCGATTTAAATAGCTGGCAGGTCTCGACATAGCTTCCCTTCCCTTCAGAGGCTTCAAAGGCCTTTAAAGCGGCTTGCTTGAGAAGGTTGTTTTTCTGCAACGAGTTGATGTACACCGACGTGGCCCGCTCGTCTGGGGAGAGCTGAGCCATTTGGTCAAACACGGAGGAATAATATTCTTTGTCTTTACACGGATTTGAAAAGAATAGGGAGCGGAGGTCAGCAACCGAGAGCGATGTTTCTTCCGTGTTAACACGATGGTAGTTCTCAATAACTCGAAACACCAATTGTAGGTCTGAGGGAATGTCGTTCGATGAGATACACTGAGAATACTTACACCAATGCTTGTAGTTTAAAAACAAAGAAAGTATATTTAGTTCTGGTTTAATTTCTCTTCTCTCTTTCTTTTATTCTTTTATATATTCTTTATATTTATTTATTCTTTTATATTTCTTTTATATAAATACTATATGTATTAAGGGTAGCACAAGTCTGTGCTTAAGCTATTAGGACTTCTACTTATTAGTTATTGACGCTCAAGCCATTGGCGATTGACAAAGGCAACACTGCCATTTGTCTCAATAGTTTCAATAATATCTCCTTCTTGCCACATAAGCATGTTTACCACGCGTGGATGGAGTAGTATTCCAATAGAACCATCTTCCCATTTAACAAAACTGAAATCATCTTCATCTACGGCACCATCAGTTAGATAATATTCTTTTTCCGACATCACTTTTACATTCATAATATTAGCTTCTTTATTGTTTCGATAGATTGATCTTTGGGATCTTCTTTTGTGTACACAACTCTGGCACAGCCTCCAATAATCCCGACCCTCTCGGCTATTCTATTGGCTTTATGTAGCATGTTGCTGTCAAGCCATACAACTACCTGTTTGTATTTCTGTACTACAGCAAATATTCTGTTTTTGTCCAGGTCGCTGCCAAGGAGCGGTATGGTGCTAACACCAGTGTACTTTAACACCTTAATTGCTGACACAGGATCTTCTACTAACACAACTGTGTTACCTAACACACCCACGTTAATAGGCAATACTTCTTTGATAGACCCTTGTGTCCAGCTCTTCTGCTTAGCTTCTGGATGGAAGTTACGAGTCTGGAACAGCACGAGAGTGTTAGCTTCGTAGTAAGGGAAAAAAAGCTGTTTTCTCTTTTCGTGCCATTGCAGACCATGTAACACCATATCCTCTACACCAAGCTCATAGCGTTTAAACCACTCCACAGCCTCTACACCGAACGATTGTGTACACCCATAGGGGAGGGCTAGCTCTTTCTTTTTTTCTTCCTCCAAAGGCTTGGGAACATATTTACTAGCACCAAACACCTTGCGACAACTGAAACAAAAACTCCCTCCATCTGGGTAGACATACCTAGCGTCTGAGCTATGGCATTTAGGACATGAGGTGTGCATTGCTCACAGCTCCACCTCGGTGAGGAAGGGGCACTTCGCGATGAGGGCCCGACACCAGATTTTGAGGTCGTCCGAATTCAGATAGGGGTTTTCTCGGAGACACCAGTCAGCCATGTCTTCGTGGGCTGCAGGGCGCACCCGGAACTGTACGTGCAGAAGGCCGACACAGGACAGATCCGCGATGGTGGCGCGGCGCCAATCACTCCAGCTCTCGAACCCGTCTTCGTCCGGCTCTTCGCATCGCAACTCGACGCGCTTGCCGTCGAGCATGGCGCGCATGATGCTCGCCAGTTCTTCTGAAATTTCCATGTCAATCTCCTTCCGCCGCGAACTCCGCAGCCAGCTTGCGCATCCAGTTCAAGCGCCACGCTTGGATGTAAATTATTTGTGTCGCGCTGTCCATCCGTCCAAGCCGAGCAGCTAACGCGGGGTGATTCAATTGCAGCCATGCAGGGGCGTATGAACTTCCGTCCAGCCTGGACATGATGCGATCAGTGATGCGACGTTTTGCCAAACGGTAGCCCCTGCCGGTGTTTTGCACCGCGCCGCAGATCGAATAGCGGACGTTGATGTCCGTCCTCATGAAATCGCCAGTTCCGTCCCACAAGTGGGCTTCTGCTTTCTTGAGCAATTCAGATGCTTTCACGTTTCTTCCTTTCGATGGCCTCGCGAACGGCCGTTAGCTTTTCATAACCCAGGTACACCCGGCGCCAATCTTCGATGCAACGATGGCGCGCATGGCCGCAATGAGCACGGTTCCTCCTAATGACTGCCCATCCGCCCAAGTGAGACACCGCGCCCAAAACTCGTCAATGTCCGTGCGCTCGATTGCATCAATGTGCTCGTTCAGCAGCGGCCCGCCATGGGCAAAGTCGGTGGAGTATGCGGGGGCGGGCACTGTCTTGCCCGTGTCAAATTCAACGTAGCATCCAGGCTCGCCCAGGGCCAAGGCCACGGCCTGGTCCAACAGTGCGCCGGAGAGGGTGGATGTTGCGTGTTTCATTATACATACTCCTTAAACTCAAGGCCGTTATTAAAAGCCAACATCTTTAGAGATGTGTACCAATTGTTTACTGGTGTATGGTCGTGGATTTCTTGTAAAGTCTGAATAAGCTGTATGTGAGCACGGGGCACATGTCCACCTTCCACAAGTGTATCCCAGGAAGCACCCTCCATATTCCTATTGTATTCACTATCTGTAATGAGGCACCCAGCAGCACACATCAAACCACCATCTCCACGATATTGGCAATTTTCATTAGCACTATCGGTAGAACGTTTCTTCTGTGTCAGTAGATGTTTTGCTACTTGATCAAACACTTCTTGCTCAGTAGCTTCATGTAAATTGGCAAGACATATTGTCTTTTGCTCAGTCATATTTGATTCCTTTGAAATAGGGTTCTACTTCATCAAGTACTTCTATCACTGTGTGACAATATTCAGACACGGGATGTTGGCCATGAATAGTTTCTAAAGACATCTCTGTTAGCTTCATCAGCATAAGCAACATCTTATGACATTCTTCTACTTGAGCAGCCATAATGGCCACAACTTCTTTATTGTCCATTGGAATCCTCCTGCGCCGGCCCGGCGGGCAGCGGTTGATAGTGGGTAGGCTGCCGTGAGCTATCCCAGTCACACCAACATTTGGCGTCGGAGACCCAATAATCATCTTGCGCACAGACCAGCCGACCGCCTTCCCATCGTGAAAGAAGCACCTGCGTCCCATCCTTCGCGCCATCGTCGATAGGCCGCCACGCGCTGGCCGGCGCCTGCGGAGCCTCCGGGGCCGCATAGAGCGGCACCAGCAATTCCGGGTACTGGGCGCTTGTGATGTCCAACAGCACCTGCATGAATGGTGCTCTCTCTGTTGGCCGCGTATTCGGCACGCCCCATGCAACAGGTTGTGCCTGCGTGGCCCGCTCAATTTCCTCATCGATCCGCGTGAGCCTTTCCAGGGCAGCCGCCTTCTCATATACCACAGCCCGTAAGGCTTTAGCCATAGCATGACCAACATTTGGATCGCCACAGGAGAGATACCATTGTTCAGCTAGGGAGAAAAGTTCTTCTGAACTTGTGTCAACCTTCATCATCTACCCCTTCAAAAATAAAATCCCACTCTTCTTCAGAGATGGTGTCTTCTTCGTAGCACCTACCTATTGCTTCTTGGTAGTGTTCCCATTTCTCAACACCAAGCTCCACAAGGTGATAGAGAAGTTGTTGGTCTTCAACCAAGCAGTAATACTCCTTGGTTGAAATGGTGATGTTCATAGAAACTCCTCCTTGTTGAGAATGGTATACCAATGTCCACCATAAAATTCGTCTGGTGCGCGGAGCCCCTCATCTAAAGATTCCATCTTAACGGCATCTACGAGATCAAACATTGTTAGTGCTATTTTCCCCTCCCAACCTTCATTTAGAAGCCATGTTAATGCAGCCCAATCCTCATTCGTCTGTGGGTAGTTCATCGTATAAACTCCGTTCGTCAAGTAGTAGTTCAGAGAACACATCAATGTCCTCAGGGACATAGGCCTGGTGAAGAAGGTCTTTACGTCCTTTGGTTTTAATACCAAGACCGTCTAGACATTTGAGACAAATATCAACAAATTCCTTGGTATATTTATGGCGCAAGGTGGTCTCATAGTCTGTGAGGATTCTATTGCAGCACTGACACCTCATATTATTCCTTCATAGAGATATCGAAAACTTCTATCAAGTCGTCGACCAATAGATCATTAACATTAGGGATTACATACCTATTCACTACTTGCTTCAGCTTGGTACGAATGTCTGGTTTAACACGATATTTTACGTCGGTCCACCAATCGGGCCTGGTTTCTACTTTCCATTGGTTATTATTACAACAGACTTCAATAGTTTCACCATTCGCCCAAGCAATAATGAGGTCTCGGTGTTTATGTGGGGTGTTCATTTAAACTCCTTAAAAGCCATGTATATACCAAAACCTAATCCAAACATTGCTCCAACAAGAAGTAAACCCATCATAACAACAAACATCCACTCTAAAACAATACCTGGAGTCACAACCACACCTCATCTTGTTTCTGTTCAACCCATGCACGACCATCATCAAACCCAGCCCAATAGGCAGCGGACGTATCAACTTGTTGTTCTTCAATAAAACGTTCCTTCTCTGCAGCCACGGCGCGCAGGGCGGCTTCCATAGCGGTGCCGCGCAAGGCCCAGTGGATCGCCAGGAATGGGCCTGGTGTGGAATGCCATTGATCAGCCAGCGCCCGCAGCGCGGCGGGAGAGGTGTCAACTTCCTTTTCCTCATGTGTGGGGCATCTTTCAATGTCCATTTAAATCTCCTTAGAAGGGAATATCATCAGAAAGAGGATCGGGCTTCTTCTCTTCGTCTGTAAAATTCTCAATAGGTGTTACCAATTGGTCAAACTTACGTTTAACTTCTTCAGCCAGACGGGCACGGATGTACTTCTGTGGGTCGGTGTTTGCAGGGAGAGTTTCATCAATATTGATGTTAAGGATTTTAGTGCTTGCATAAGATTCATTAGTGCTAATAGAAACACTAAAAGACAAATTGTAGTTTTTCATGTGTGTTGAATAAGTTTAATTGAATTTAGATAAGTTTGACAATACTATAAAAATACTGTACAATGTTGGGTTTATTTTAAAGGAGGATGGATGCCTAAATATATTGACATTACTAACCAAAAATTTGGGCTACTTACCGCCCTTGAAACTGTAGATAAATCGAATAGAAAACAACGTTCCCAATTGTGGAGATGCCTTTGTGATTGTGGAAACGAATCCATTGTAGCGGGGACTACTCTAAGGGCGGGTCGTATTAAAAGCTGTGGTTGTCTGAGAAAAACCTCTGAGTATAGAAACCGTCTTTCTAAAAGAAATCGTAAAGAGGGTTTACTTTCAGCGTCAAATAAAATGTACTACTCATACAGGAACTCGGCAAAGCATAGAAGTATTGAGTTTCAACTCACGTATGAAGATTTTCTAAATCATATATTACAACCTTGTAACTACTGTGGTATAGACTCCTCTATCACATATGACGTATCTGTTCTAGATGAAAACCGTGTGTACAAATTCAATGGTATTGACAGAGTGGATAATACTAATGGCTATATACTGGAAAACATCGTCCCGTGCTGTACTATCTGTAATTCCGCAAAAATGAGTCAGAGTAAGGAGGACTTTCTAAACTGGGCACAGCGACTTATTAAGCACCAGTCCAAGAAACACTCTTGATCGAAGTTTGACGTAATACGTGCATACACGCTGCACAGGGCTTTGAT